GTCGACAAGGAAGAAGGGAAAGGGCTTTCGACGAACGACTACACCGACCAGGAGAAGGAGAAGCTGGCCGGGCTCTCCAACTACGACGACACGGAGATAAGGAAGGAGTTATCCGACAAGGTGTCCAAGAAGGAGCTGACGGAGGCTGCAGCGGGCACGCTGACTGAGGCAAAGTCGTATACGGACACAAAGGCGACAGAACTATGGAATAATGTCGGCGATACGTTTGACGCTATGTCCGAGGAGCTCAATAGCAACATATCCGGCGGGGATGCGCGGACACTGACCGAAGCCAAAAACTATACAGACAAGGCGATCTCTGAAATTCCCACCCCGGACGTCAGCGGCCAGATCGAGCGGCACAACACCTCCCCCACGGCGCATCCCGACATCCGGGAGCTGCTCAACACCTGCGTAGGACTGCCGGAGTTCAACGACAAAACCTACGAGCTGACCTTCACGACAAAGGGCGGTGCGAAGTTCATCATCGACCTGCCTATCGAGATGATGGGGCTGCATTACAACGAGGATACCCAATCTATCGAGTTCGTAAATGCCGACGGCTCCATATCCTCCATCCCGGTTTCTGACTTCGTGAAAGTATATGTCGGCTCTATCGGTTCCGAGATACAGGTTACGGTCGAAGGCTCCGAAATCCGCGCCTCCCTGCTCAACAACACCGTATCCTGGGACAAGTTGACACTGGCATTGCAGGAGATGATCCAGGGCAAGGCCGACCGCACGGAGCTTCCCACGAAACTGTCCGAACTGGAAAATGATTCCGGATATGTGACTTCGGAAGAATTGAATACTGAATTAGGCTACAAAGACCACGTAGCCTACATCCTCAAGGACTTTACGAAGAGCTATTATAACAATACGGGCTCGGACATCACGGATCGGAGCATGGTCGTTACGCCTACGCAGTCAGGCGTGACGTCGAACTTCTCCCTGACCAGCCGCATCCCGGTCGCAGCTTCGGACTTTATTTTCGTGCGCATGAAGCTGCGCGTGGACAAAGAGTGCTCTTTGCGGATCATTACCTATTCGGACAATCTCGACCAGCGGGGCCGCTGGTTCGTCCTCAAGGCAGACCGCACCTACGAAATCTACTACCGCGGCAAGGCGGCGTCGGTAGCGGGAGGGCTGAATGTGGGCACCAGCATATCCGCAGCCACCAATATCGGCCAGAAGGTCACCATCGAGGATTTGATCGTCACGCTCAATAACTATGACGCATGGTGCGATGCCGAGAGCCGGGCCACGCTGAAAAACTTCGACACGGACTCCTTCACCGTGGACGAGGGCGGGACGGGGCATTTCTTCTCGGTCGCGCAGGCGTGCGACTTCGCAAGGGACGCCTTCGATGTCGTGAACAACGCGGTTACGGTGTTTATCCGCAACGGCCTTTACGATCACGAGGCCCCGAAGAATGTGGCGATGGGTTACCCGTATGCGATCATCAACAAGGGGGCGAACCGCATATCGCTTATCGGCGAGAGCCGCGACGGCGTCATCGTCTCGTATGAGAACAACTCCGTGAACCGCGCCAAGATCATCGAGGCGGGCGGCGAATGCACCATCGCCAACATGACCGTCAACTGCCTGAACGACGAGAGTTATACGGACGCCAGCGCCGGCGGTCACCAAGTCTGCTACTGCATACATATCGATTCGGTCTTTGCCGCATCTGAGCGATATTTCACGACGGTACGGAACTGCAAACTCTTCAGTACGTGCCATTCACCCGTCGGCGCGGGCCTTGCCGACAACCAGACCATTCGGTTAGACGGCTGCGAGTGCGTCAGCGACACGCACGTAGGCACTTCGACGGGCGCGGCCACCATCCACGCAAGCACCGATGCTGCGGCGAAAAATATGGCCGTCGAGATCATCGGCTGCCGCCTGCTGTCGCTCGACGGAACCAAATCGCTCTACATGCCCGACGTGGAGGGCGGCGCTCCCTTCACACAGGTCGACGTCACGCTGCTGGGCAACACCTACTACACGACGGGGCCGGAGATCACCGATGCCGACTTCTTGTCCAGGCACAAGCTCACGCCGTGGTCGGATGCTTCGTTCAGCGAAATTTCGGTTATCGCGCACTCGGACTGCACGCTCGAAGCGCGCGTGACGCACCTCGAAGGGCTACTCGTGGGAGTGCTCTCGGGCAAAGTGCTGATCCCGGAATTGCAGGTGAAGAAGCTGGGCGTCTGGGGCGACAACAACCTGGTCGTCACGGGCGAGGGCGCGCCGGCGAAAGCCCCCGACCGCGCAGGGCAGTTCTATGTCGATACGAAGAACAACGCGGTCTACCACTCCGTGGGTAACGGCGCGGTGTCGGACTGGAAGAACGCTTAAACTACATACAACATGTCACAAGTCAACAAATACGCCAACAAGGCGGGTTACACGGCCGACAAGAATCGCAAGGACACACAGTCGGCGGTATCCTACATCGAGGACGACGGGGCGCTCATCTACGACGGCGTGAACGTCGTAGTGGACAAGCCGGCCGCCGGGGTTGGTGACCTTGCGGTCTTCGACAAGACCACGGGAACTATCCGCTTCGTCAAGGGTGCGACGCTTGTTGCAGAGCAGCTGCCGCCGCAGCTTGTCCCGGTGGCCGTGGTCTATGCCCGGCAGGGCGAGCGGGTGCTGATCGTGTCGCTTCGCAATGCGGCAAGCAGCGTTTGCTGGGCGTACTCTTACGAGGTCGCCCTATCTGGCTTCGAACTGTCTGCGGGGGGAACCTTCACGCTTCGTATCTATAATACCGACCACGCATTCACTTATGCCCCGGGTGCGACGCTCGCGGATATCGCCGCGCAGATCAATGCGGACGAGAAGATCAAAAACACTTATGGCTGGACAGCCTCTGTCGATGAAGCAGGGGCACGAATTGTCATGTCGATAAACACATGGTCGCCCAATTATGTGCTTATCAACGTTACGAATGGCTGCCAAATCACCTATCCTCGGGAGAACGTGAGCTATCAGACAACACTCACGGGGATACTTATCAAAGGAACCAGAGAAGAAATTCGCCGCAAGAATGGTGTGAATTCAAATATGGCAGGTGGTGTCCTCGACCAGTTCGCGGAATATTATTCGGAGAGAGGCCAGGCAGCCACAGGACAAAAGCCGGGAAGCGGCATAGTCATTCGGGAGAGCGTTTTCACCGAGGCCGACAACCCCGATCTGGTTGCCGTGTATCCCACCTACAAGGACTACCTGTTCGCCGAGCACATGGCACAATATCCTACGGAGTTCGGGACGATGTTGCAGGATGGCAAGACCAACACGAACCTGATCGGGCGGCTTACCTTCGAGGATATTTACGGCAAAACACAGTACCGCTACCCGGCTGCCGCCGCAGCCCTCGACTTCGGCATCACCGTGGACGGAATGACGACGGGGCTGGAGGCGGGGGCATGGTGGCTGCCGTCGTCGGAAGAGGTCTACCTGCTGATGCACGACAGGGTGTGTTTCGCCGCTGACGTGGAAAAAGACCCTGTAAACCGTACGCTCTTACGCTTGAAAGCTACCACGTGCTATGGTTATTATTATTATGTCCATACTTCATGCGAGATGCAGGAGAGTTACATCTACATTTATAACGGAAGGGCCGGCTATCTGGGCTATACAGGCAAGTGTTATAAATTCTCGTCCCGCCCGGTCTGCGCCTTATAATTATCTGAACCATGGAAACACAACGACAGATCGACACCCTCGAATCACGGCAGCTCGAATTACGGGCAGTCATGGCCAAGTCCGACGATAGGGCGGCCAAATGCATCAAGTCCGGCCTTGACTTCCGGGCTACCTATCCCCTGGATTATGAGGAGTACGAAGCGGCCAACGCGGAGTACAACGCGAACGAAAAGACCCTTGCGGAGCTGAGGGCCCGGCGTGCCGAAGAGCTGGCCGCCGAAGAAACGGTTATGGACTTTCAAAATATTGAGCAATGAAGATGTATATGACCAACAAGCCCAACGGCGAGCCGTTCTATCCCGTAACCGTAGCCGAAGCCGTGCTTGTTTCCGAAGGGGAAACTTTAGCCGCGGTGCTGCAACGGCTTGAACAGAGGATCGCAGAATTGGAGAAGTCGGAAGCGGCGCCCGAGGCGCAGGCAGACGTGCTGACCGAACAATAGAATATATCCTATGGAGGAATTGTGGAGGTTTATAGAAAGGTTATGCGAGAAAGTATGGCAGGTGTCGATAGGCGCCCTGGTGTACATGTTTAACGCCATAGCCCCGATACACGACATACTGACGGCCTGCATGATTATATTCGCCGCGAACTTTTTCACGGGCCTGTTCGCCGGCGTGCTCGTGCAGCACGAAGGATTCATATTCCGCAAGGCTTTCAAGTGCATATCCGAGGCTGCGGTAATATCGGGACTGATGGCCATGATACTGCTCGTCGGGGACAACATCGACAACCACGACGGGGCGATGTCGGCGATCTCGCTCGCAGTATATGCCCTGATATATTTCTACGGGGTCAACATCCTCAAGAACCTGAACCGCATATTCCCGAAGAACCGATACATCGACTTCCTGTACTATGTGCTCTCGTTCGAGATGATTAAAAAGATTCCCTATTTGGAAAACTACAAACAAAAACAAAAGGACAAATGAAAAAGAAATGGATCGTATGGAGCATCGTTGCGGCCGTGGCCGTAGTGCTCGGAATCGTATTCCCGCGTTACATCCTCGTGGGGGTTGTTTGTGCTATGGCCGGATGGGTCGGGCATATCCTGTACACTAAACACATCGCGCAATGACACGAGGGCTCAGAAACAACAACCCGCTCAACATCGAGAAGACACGGGGCGGCAATCCCTGGCAGGGCGAGGTCGTGCCGTCGAAAGACAAGCGTTTCGCGCAGTTTACGACGGTGGCATACGGCTATCGAGCTGCCTTCAAGCTGTTGAACAACTACCAGCGTAACTACGGGCTGGACACGATCCGCAAGATGATCGGCCGCTGGGCCCCGTCGGAGGAGAACCACACGGACGCCTATGTCCGCACCGTGGCGGAAAGATCGGGGGTGCCCGCCGACAGCCGGATCACCACGACCAACCGCGACGTGATGGTTCCCATCGTTGCGGCCATGTCGTTCGTAGAGAACGGCGTCGAGGCCAAGATGCTCGACGTGCAGGCCGGGTGGGAGTTGTTTGTAAAAGCATGAAACGCCTGATTCTCTACCTGCTCGCCACCCTTTCGGCCGGGGCCCTGCTCTTCGGCTGGGGATACCGCAGGGGCGCCGCGTCGGTGGTTGTCGAAGAAACGACGCGTATCGACACGGTGTTCTACCCGAGACCGGAACCGCTGCCCGGCACGTACCGCTTCGCCGACATCTCGGTGCCGGTGCTGCTCTTCGCGCCGCCCGACACGGTAACGGAGACCGTCGTTGTGAAAGTCGGGGCAGACAGCGTGCAGATGAAGGTGGCAATGGAAACACGCCCCTACTCGGACAGCACCTACCGGGCACAGGTCAGCGGGCCCCGGATCGGCAACCTGCGGCCGACGCTCGACTGGATAGAAACATACAACTGCACTACCACCCGACAGCAGGTAGTCACCCGGCGGAGCCGCTTCGCCCTGACTGCCGGGATCGGGGCGGCGTACACGCCGCAAGGGTTCCAGCCTACGGTCGGCGTAGGAGTAGGTGTTATTTTATGGCAATTCTGACAGGTATGAAGATAATTTATAACGACATCATCCCCTTCAAGGGATACAAGGCTATCAATCTGTTCGGGATCGTATTTGCCCGCAAGTCCGCCCGCCCGTTGTCGGATAAAAATAAAAACCACGAAGCGATACACACCGCACAGATGAGAGAACTGTTATATGTGCCCTTCTACATCGTCTACCTATTGGATTGGGTATTTCACGGCTTCAAGTACCGAAGGATAACTTTCGAACAGGAAGCATATGCCCATGAAGATAACCCTGAATACCTTGAAATACGAAAACACTACGCGCAATGGAAGAGATGATTTACATATACTGGGATGACTTCCCATCGGTTGTAACCGAATAACGGGCCTTGGGGTACGGGCATAAAAAAGTCCCCAACGCTTTCCCGCATATACCACTATACGATTGTGCCAACGCACCACATTGAGGACTTATTCCTTGAATCGGTGTGTTGGCTTTTTGTATAGTGGTATAACAAATTTATAATAAAAAATCGGGAAAGTATATGCGTAAATCAGAGCTTTTTGCACAAATACTCGAATGTGTTGCATTTGAAACTGAAATAGCTAAGGAACAAATCCTTTCGAAGGATAAATTTCAAGATGTGGTCGATGCGCGCTACATGCTCGTACACTTCTGCCATAAAAACGGCATGTACACCACCGACATCGCCCGGATGATGCGGTTCTCCCGACGCGCCATAGAGAAGATGGTCGCCGGGTTCGATGAACGCAAGCGATACAGCCACCCTATATTCGAAATACAGTGCGAACTTATTGCGAAGAAGTTGCCTCCCATCTGCGCCCCAATGAATTGATATGCCTGCCGCCCGCAGCCACCTTTGCAATGTTGCAACAGGTGAACGCCCGGCCTTGACAGGGGCGGCAATCATTCAATAATTATTAAAAATGGGTTCGGATAAAACTTATATTTTCGATGGAGGCGGCTCGGGTGGCGGCCTTGACATCGCGGCTCTCGTCTCGTCAATGATGGGCAACAAGGGCATGGATCCCAACCTCGTAGCGGCACTCATGAACGGTAACAACAACCGTGGTGCATGGGGCGGTGACGGGTGCTGGTGGATCTGGATCATCCTGCTGTTCTTCTGCTGGGGCGGCTTTGGTGGCAACGGCTTCGGCGGTAACAACGCCAATGGCCTTCCTGCGCAGCTCAACGGTGACGCCGGACGGGAACTTCTTATGAACGCAATCCAAGGGAACGGCGCAGCCATCAATCAGCTGGCATCGTTGCTCAACTGCTCTACGCAGCAGATTCAGAACACGCTGTGCAACATCCAGGGCACCCTCGGCATGTCAAGCCAGCAGATCATCAACGCTGTACAGTCGATGGGATGCCAAATCGGCAACCAGATCGCCGCGTGCTGCTGCGATATGAAGCAGGCCATCAATGGCGTCAATGTGGGCATGGAGCGCGGATTCAGTAGCGTTGCCTATGAAACACAACGTCAGACCTGTGATTTACAAAACACAATTCGCGAAACTTCTCAAAGCGGGACTACAGCGATAATTTCCAAACTGGATCAAATGCAGGCAGCTGCATTGCAGGATAAAATTGATGCCCTGCGCGAAAAGAACAGCACGCTGACCACGCAGCTCAACCTCGAACACCAAAACGCCTACATGGCCGGTGTTGTAGGACAGGCTGTAGCACCCGTGAACGCCGCTGTAGCGGCTTTGCAGAATGACGTGAATAGCATCAAGTGCAAGCTGCCCGAAACGGCTACCGTGCCCTATTCGCCTATTGTCGGTGTGCCTACGTGTATTGCCGCACAATATGGTCTCGGATATGGTGCAGGGTTTGGCTTTGGGGGGAGCGGCGGATTTTGGGGATAATGCTATTATTCGCCGATAGGTGAAATGTTCTTTGACTTACTGATAAGAGGCTTCCCAATCCGAAAGCCAGCGCCAATGAAATCCTTTCAATGTGCGAGTTGGTTTTCGAATGCATTCATATATTCCTCCGATGTGAAATCCGTGTAATTGATGGGCTTCGGATGCTGTTTTATATTTTGCAACCAATATTCCATTTTTAATCTGGACAATTGGCTTTCTGTTTTTCTTGTTGGGTATTCTTCGTGCTTTTGCTGCACACTCTCTTGTGACAGGGTTAAGCATGTTCATTGAACGAGTACACCAACGAAGATTACGTGCCACATTGTTCGTCCGGTTCCCATCTATATGGTCTACATATGCATAGTTATTAGGATTGGGGATGAACGCTTTAGCAACAAGCCTATGGACTAATTCAGTCTTATCTACTCCGTGTAGGGATGTAAGTCTAACTCTCAAATATCCTCCCCGATTTGGGCGAGGAGTTAATATGCGAGGTTTAGTCGTCCAACTATTGTTATTACCTCCGCTCACGCGATGGGATAGCGATGAAACCCTACCATAATCAGATACCGCGAAATAGCCGAGCGTACCATCAATAATACGCCATTCTTCTCCTTCGAGAGCAATTCTCTCTATAAATTCCCGATTTGTCATTGCCAAACAATTTAGTGGTGCCAAACGAGAAAAAGAGGGAAGGACGTTTGGCAAGCCCTTATCAGTTGGTCATGACTCCAACCTATCCCGATGTAAAATTAGTTATAATAACTTAAAATACAAAAATATGGCAGTATTCCCATTTCAGTATGTTAACCGCAGAGGCATACCGGTACTAAAAACTACAGGCGTGACAGTGGAGACCACAGGGGTTGTGTTTTCCTTTCCCAACCACGCATTTGCAAATTCGTGGTACCGGGGACTCGTGCTGGTTGAGTTGGTACAGGAAATCCCTGCCGGCACAACGGGAACACTTCCCGTGCTGTTTGAAACCAACGGGCAAAATAAGAATCTGACGACGTACAACGGAGCAAATGTTACAGTATCGGATATTCCGGGGTCAGGGGTATACCAGATATGGTATGACAAGCAGACCGATACTTTGCAATTGATGACCGGTGCCGTCTGAATTAAAAAAACAATTAACCGAAAGACGGGGAGGAGGGCTCCTTCTCCCCTATCTTTCACAAATCATTAACCAAGATGTTTCAGAACTTGAGAAAAGGCTCCTTAGTCTACGTTTTCGACAACAGGGAACAGCCTAAGTTTTATACAGCCAACGTAAAAGACGTATCGGCACCGTATTTCCCGCCCCAAAAGCCCGGGCAATTCTCGCCGATGCCGCAATTCATCAACATCTCGATAGAGGGCAACGAGCCCTGGGGCGTCCCTATGCAAGCGGACATCGTTTCAAAAGACGGACTTACCGTAGCGACGACACGGGAAGTGTTGAAGCCGACCATCATGGAGGCACAGCAGGCAAGCCGTGACATCGTGGAATCATTCGACAGGCACAAAGCCAACCTGAAGGTCTACGATGAGATCCTGATGCAGCTCGATCCCGAAGCTGCGCGTTCAAAGGAGCTCGAAGCCGAAAACCGGGAGTTGCGGAAGATGCTCGCTGACATGAACGAACGGCTGAGCCAGATACCGACGGCGGAAGAACTGAGGAGCCTTGTCAAGTCTGAACCACCTGCAAAAACAAAGTAACTATGGGTTGGAGAATCATAGGTGAAGGCCGTGGCGGCTTCGGCGGCCACGAAGAGGAGATGGAGCGAGAGCTCCGACGCGCCTACGAAGAAGGCTTTGAAGAAGGCCGGCGTGAAGGCCGTGGCGGATACGGTGAGCGTGGCGGCTACGGACAAGGTGGCGGCTACGGCGAACGTGGCGAGTATGACCGCGGCGGGTATGAGTATGACGACGCCTACGGCGAACGCCGTGGCGTAAGGGGTACAGGCCCCTATTCGCGGTATCGCAGGCGGTAAACCGGAGGGAGGGGGCCGCAGTGCCCTCTCCTATTTTAAATCGAAAAATATGGACAGGTTAGATACACATGAAAACTTCCCGGCAGGGTTCCGGGAATATCTCGAAAATTACGGTTGGCACTTTTCAAAGAAGATGTGCGAATTCGCCGTTTCCCGCATGAAGGACAGGAACGGCAAGAAGATCGAGCCCTATTCTAAGGATAAGGTGGATGCGCTGCTCAAGCAGTACGGCATCGAACTCAAAAAGGACAAGGGCTATGATTGCGTGTACGTCTGCAACATGGCATTGGCGGACTATTTCGGGTCGTCGATACCCAATCCACAATACCTGGCGATGTTCATACGTGACTATATCGACGATGAAGACGGATACGACGGCTTGCCATTTACACGTTACTATGCCGATACCATCGGCTCGGGAACACCCATCCTGTGGGAAGAGATGATGTAGCCATGGAAGAATATCCCCAGATCAGCGAATTCACAAACGACAACGACGAAATCGATGAAAAATATCGCAACGCTCGTCCGTAACCTGCCTGCCGACAAGTACCAGGAACTAGCCGGGGCGGTGAACGACGTATTCGAGAACAAGCGCTTCAACCGGGCACAACGCAGAAGGCTGGCGCGAAACTGGCGCAAGTACGGAAAAAGGGAGGAAAAATGAAGATTCGGGACTTGAGTATTCACAAGTATGGTTGGACGTTGCGCATATATTATGCCGTGACGTGCTACTATACGGGCGAAATACTCAAGTCCCTTACCGACATCGGATGCCCCGATACGGTTCTTCATCGCGTACAGGGGAATATGGAAAAGTGTGAAATGGATACGGGATTCACCTACTCCAACAAGGAGCATCGGCAAAGTGTCATCGTAATAGGGATGCACTCCTCGCCGTGGGAATTTCTCAACAGCTTTGAGCACGAACTGCGGCACCTCGTAGACGATATAGCCCTTACTCTCGGCCTGCCGATGGCCGGGGAAGAGGTAGCATACCTTACTGGCGAAATAAACCAGGCGCTATGGGAAGATGTGCACCAATTCACCTGTTGTAAATGTAATGGACATGGAAAAAGATGACACCCAATACTGGATGGCGATGCTCGAAGTGAGCGAATGCTGCGCACCCATATTCGCTGCCGTCGTATGCGAGTTGATGAATACGATGTAGTTATATTTCCGGGATTAAATCAACGGCTTCACGCTTCTTTTCGTCAATGATTTTTGCGTATATCTGAGTTGTTTGGATATTAGTATGACCGAGCAACTTAGATACAGTGTATATATCTGTCTTATAAGTTATTAGCAATGTTGCAAAAGTGTGACGCGACACATGATAAGTCACATGTTTTTTTATGCCCGCTTTTTTAGCCCATTTATCTAAATATTTCTCAATCACCCATACCATTGGGAGAGAAAATATAATCCCGGTCTCACATTCTGTTTGAGGCAACTGATTTAAGGCATTTGCAGAAAGGGGCACCCAAATTGGCGTGCCTGTTTTTTGCTGTATTACGCGCACTTGCCTTTTATCGTCATCTATCCATTCAATATCTTCCCATCTTAATTTCTGAATGTCCGACAAGCGCAACCCACAAAAGCAACTGAATAAGAATGCCCTTTTAACCATATCATATTCGCAGGGCGTGTTAATCAACTTTTTGATTTCCTCCATCACAAGAAACGTGCGCGGTTTATTTTCGGCTTCTGGACGGTCTTCTGCCGATATGGAATCAGCAGGATTTTTTTCGATAACCCCCTCTTTGACAGCCCTATTCAAAGCTGTAGATAATACTTGAAAATACAGCGCCCTGGTTGCGCCAGTTAATAACTTTCCTCCACGCCCTCGGACTTTGTTAAGGTATTCAATATACCCCTGCAAATATTGCTTGTCAACCTGTTTGAATGTAATTTTGTTCCCAGAGTATGCCACCAGATGATTTATTGAATTCTTGATGCTCGTAGATAATATATTATATACAATGTAAATCAAACACTTAGGTTATATCTTGGGAAATCAGGTAACAAACGAGTAACAAAAAGCATAAAACAGCCCCTTTGCTACACAAATCTCGCACAACAAATATACTCAATTTTTATTATATACATATTGTGCAGCTTGTTGCTCTACCTCCTCATCCGTAGACACTCTAATTTGAAGCATCCAGTTTTCTAATTCTTTTTTGTTAAAGTAGGTTGATTTGCCTTTTTTATAATGAGGAACTTGTTTTTTACTGACGAGACAATATAAGCGAGATTTTGACAACCCGGTAAGTAAAGCTGCATCATCCATATTTAAGGCGCTTTTAGCTCCCAACAATAGATACTGCTTTATACTCTTTAATTCTTCATAAATATCTTGTTCCATATCCACCTAATTATTTAAAATGGCAACTCCTGTTGCCGTCCGTCAATATGATCTCTTTCCTTTGTTTTAAACCTCCGCCACGAAATAGGCGGATTCGGTTCCCTGTATTTACCCCGCGTGGCTCGGCGCCTGTCGCGCTGCGCCCGCAAAAACTGGAGCTTCCTCTTCGCTTGGTTGATCCGATGATTGCATATGCCATGTATAATTATCATCAGTTCTTCCCGGCTCAGTTCATTTGTCCATACCGTATAGTCGGCGATAGTTGGCCGCCCTTCCGCCCTTCTCCCCATTTGCTTTAATCGAAATAAGTTGCTACCTTTGGAGTGATGTGTCAAAGGTGGGGCTTGAGAGCGCCACAAACGCAAAGGGCTCCGGATCAGGGAGCCCTTTACATTGCCGGCTTGATTCCGGTAAAGGCGATCATAACTATTATTGCCAGTATTACGACCAGCCAAACTATTATGGTTGTAGGCCTTTCATTATATTGCTTTTTCATAATTTCTTCTCCGTTTTCTCCAGCTCTTCAAGGACGGCATCAGCGTATGATACGGCATCGGCTGCTACAGCTTCGAATACTGTAAGGTTCTCATTTTTCTGCATTTTATCTTGATTTTGCGAGAATCTCGATATTTCAACAATTCGAACTCGAATTGTACCACTTCGGTTTTGGGAATCTTGTAGTGAAGGTTATTTCATTCACTTCCTCGCATTCGATCATATAAGCCTCCGGCCATAGCCCCTTTATTTGCTCGACATTTTCGGCATAGGCGACAATAACGAAAGCGTCGACGCTTTCGCCCGTACACCAATACGGATACTTGATCGGCCATTTAACTGGCCGATAATCGTTACCGCAATCTTTGAATTTGATATAGAATCTTGCTCGTATCATTTCTCCCTCTTTTTGAAATGTTCGATAATCTCCTCAACCGTGGCCTTACGGGCGGGGATACCGACCCGATGCTCCAGCAAGCATTTTTCGAAGCTCCCAATGGGTGCATACAGCCCTTGGTTTACCCATGCCTTCGCTTCCTCCGCGATAAACCACTGCTCGCGGTCGTTCTCGTCGTTCATCGCCGCCAGTGCCTTAAACAGCTCGATATTCTCGCCGCAGTCTATGGCAGGGTGTCCTTTGGCAACATTTTCAGCCTTGAACTGGTCGATGGAATATCGGGTTTCCTCGTCGTAGTCGCAGATCCCGTGCACCTCGTAAGCGATTTTAAGCCGATCAATCCCACAGCAATGCAGGGTGTTACAGCCTCCAAACAAGCAGCAGGAGCATACATAATACCCGATTCCTTCCAACCATTCAGTCAGCTCCTTTCGCTTTTCCGCATCCTCGACACGGACAAAGCATGGGGTTGTGAATTTCATGGCTCCTTTATAAACGATATACCTACAACACAGCCTTCGGCATTACCCTCATTCGCAGCCTCGACAACCGCATTCGGCATATTAGGCACATCAACTACATAAGTTTCACGTACTGTCTCTATATCACCAGTAAATTCATACAGACACTTAGGTTTACACGGTCTGCATATTGTAATTGCTAATTTCATACTATTTCACCAATTCAAATTCGTAAACCACCACCCACGGGTTCCGATCCCATGTTCCACGGCCGGACACCTTGTCGATAAGAGCGGCAAAGGCTTCTCTGGGTGATTTATAATCACAGATCAGGAATTGTTTTGTGTCTATAAAATAGTATGGGTATTCTAATGCTTGCGAACCTGCATACACTCCTTCCTTTATGCACTCCTCGTCCGAAATATCCCGCAACCGCTCGCAGCGGATTCCGATGATGCGGATTTGGTGGGGCATTAGGTCAGCACGGACGAACATTTTGTTAGTACTTCCGGGCACAAACGCCAAATCCGTAAATTCCCGCACCACATCGTTGTAGCATTGCGCCACGGCCACGACCTCGCCGACCTTGTAGCGCAATTTCACGATGATATTCTCCCCATTGGCAACTGCATATATCTTCCCATCTTTGTCGGGGAGGACGCGCCCCATAACCATGTTGACCGGAAAGTCGATCCCAGCCATAATTTGCGTCGCCCTGGTCTTGCGTTCCTCGATAACCGCGTTTGTATGATGGTATCGGTCGTTAAACATTATCTTCTGCATGGTTATTCAGTTTTAAGTAATTCCGGGTTGTCGTGAATATTGCCAATTACTTCGCAACATTGAGCCATCCATGATACGCTTTGTGCTTCGGCAATAGGAGAATACGGATATAACGGCGACCTATGGTCATAGCCGAACGATACGGGATTATCCTCAAAAGCGAGACCGCCGGGAACTCGGAAGACGGATCGCACAATTCCGCTACCGTCTTCTTTGAATATATCTCCCTCCCAAATATCATTTCCGTTCTTGTCTTTGAGTTCGGTAAACTGCCCGATTGTATTTTTATCAACCTGTATATATTCTACCCAACGCCCCGGCCCGACAGTACCAATCATTGGAATATGGTCGTCATCCCCAATTTGCAGGTCGCCATATATCCATTCCCCATTGTCGAGGCGCTTGCCTCGGAATTTAATCTCTCGCATAACTATTCTTGTTTGAGGTTGTTAATTCTGTCGATCTCGACCTTCAAATTCATCTCTGCACTACGCACATCCCGTTGCAATTCCTCCAGCCGAGCTATTTGCTCCTCGTCCATCCGCGGGCATCCCCGCAGCCAGCTGTCGTAATTCGGGGTGTTCAGTTTGCCGTCACAAATCCCTCCGACACGCATACAGTAGTCGTAGTACTTGATGTATTCCTCCTTCGGAGCGTCTCGGTCGATGTCCGTCAGCATATCGGCCATGCTCACGAATAGATCGCCGACCTCTGCAATTCCTCCGGGGTCGTCGCCTACCCACGCATCCGGCTCATAATCGTAGCCGTGCTTTTCGCAGAAAGCGGCCAGATAGGCGTTGCAAACCGCGTTGTAACTTAGTCTCAGTTCCTCGCGTGTAAGTTTCATTAAAATCGTCTCAACGTGGTCAGGCATATCACTGTAAGGTTGTTTATGCACCCGTCGATAAATTCCCTTGCTCATGGTTAGGATGTTTTAGTGTAACGCCCACGTCTTGTGCATTGCAGCGATCAGGTCTATATACCCTTTGTATTCCTCCATCTGCTCGGGACTATAGCCTTCGGCCTCGCCAATTATTCGGAAATGCTTCTGCCACTCGGAAATGGTGTAGCGTTTGCAGCCTATTTGAATAACATCCTCACCCCAATAGGATACTGTATGACGAGATGCGCTGATAAATAGCGATTTCGGAACATCGCACCCGTCGCCCAGTTTGCACCCGTCGCCCAGTTCGCACCCGTCGCCCAGTTTGCACCCGTCGCCCAGTTCGCACCCGTAGCCCAGTTCGCACCTGTCGCCCAGTTTGATATTGCGCGCCTCAAATTCGGAGGATAATTCAGAAAGTTCATTGTACTGAAAGGGTGTCCAGCCTTTGCCTGAAACCCAGAGATAAATTGTTTTCATGGTTGGTTATCTTTGTGCTTAAATTTTAAAACAGTTTATGGATTAAAATACAACCACCATTGACGGGAACGGAGCACTATTTTTTTGGCCCCCGAATTTTAGCCTCCCCTTTATAAATCTAATTTCCCGTGCTTTGTGGTAAATAAATTCGTGAAAATATCGAGTATCTGTACGCGCCGGAATCAACATTACAACTATTGTGTTAATTTTTTGTGCCTCCATGCAGCATTTACGAACCCATGCGTATATATCCCGACCGTATGGCGGATTGCAAAAAACAGTATTCCCGCCCCAATCTTGTCGGAGCCCGTCCTGCTCTTTGGTGTAGAATTTAACACACTTAGCATTATGCGGGGTGGCGCAAGGATCAAGTGTAAAATTAAATTCACTATTGAGTTTATCATAGAAATCCTGTGGTGTAGCCCATAAATCGGTCTTAGATGAAAACATCGTTTCTGTATTCATAAATTAGTTTTTTTGTGTTTAACTTTCCGATTAGGTATACAGGAGATCCAGCCCCAGAACGGTATGCGCCGTTTCAAGTAGTTCGGATCATCCTCGTGGTTGTATGCCTCTGTCTCGAAGCAGGTGTAGTAGTACGCGCCCGGATAAGGCGGGATAATCACTTCGATCAGCCACGAAATGCCGTAGCAAATCCATCCGGCGAAGAGAATGCCGACCACCGTAAGCGCCCAGCCCCACCAAGCGAAAGAGCAGCTTATGGCGAGTGGCAGGAGGATTGCAGCGAACAGCACGGCCAGTTCGATCTGCTGGGCGCAGTGGATTCCTTCATGGCGGCGCGTAGTCTCGTCCATGCTCCACGCCATCGGCTTCCGGGTAAAAGACCACAAAAGCCATGTTACCCAGTTAAACCCCTTGAACGGGATCAACTTGTTGTGAACTTCGATAGGTAGTTTCATCACAGGTTCAATTCATAGCCGTTAGACACTATCCACTCAATACGGTTGCACAGAAGTTCTATCAGGTTATCGCCCATTTCATCCCCAATATTATCGGCTTCTAATGGGGTAAGTACGGGGGTGTAACAGAATCTCCATCCACCGCCAACCACTGCTTTCAGTGTCAGTTCGTAAGTGTTGTGGGCGTCCTGAATCACATTCGGAAGCACCTTTTCCAGCAGGTCGGCGTCCGTGAAGGCGGGATAGTACTCATGCCCGTCATCAATAAGTTCTTTAAGGTCGATGCCCGAGGAAGCAAGCTCTGCTTTAAACGACGGAATGTCTGCGTTATTCACATACACCATGCTCGCCTTGTCCGCGGGCACTCCCAGCTCGATCAGCCGCTTCGACTGCTCGATGCTCGTTACTTGGTCTGTCATAATTTTTGCTGTTTTATAATAAACTCCATGGGATTAGGCATGCAATCTGTATCATAAGATCGGCATTCTGTTATTGATTTACCTTGGTAGTTACAGCGTTGAGCCTTTGCACGACGAGAAGCAATACTTTGTTTTACGGCTACGCTGTCGTATCCTAAGTTCCATCCCCTACGACGTAACTCTAAATTTTCTATGCTCACATTTCGCAGATTGCCGTCGAGATGATGCACAACATAACCATCGGGTATTGCCCCGAAAGTAATCTCCCAGATATGGCGAGCCACATTACGTAGCTTTCCGTCTATTCTTTTAATCAGAACACCTTTAGCCAAATATCCTTGGGTATTTTTACGTCGATGCACACGCGCTGCTGTGCATTTAGACAAAGCCGCCATGCTCATCCAGTCCCGCTGGCGACGTCCTTTATTATGAGGCACATGACCTGATTTATATTTACCTTTATTGGGCATAGCAGCTATTTTATGAAGATGCAATTTAGACTTGTTCAATCCCAAACGAGATGCTTTGTTAGCAATGGAATTCACAGAACGACCGAGCAGAATAGATATATTGGAATTCTGCATGTCAGAATAAAGTTCCTTGAGCATCGCCTCCTCTTGTGGAGAGTATTTTATATTCGTTTTTTTCATCTTTCAATCGAATTATTTGTGAAAAACAAAGGGGATTATTTAATATGTTTGCTACTAAGTATATGGACGAGCACTCTTCTGTTAAAGTATCTTCATGAAATACAACACCTTGAATACCACGAACGCTGAGATTGAATAATAAAAAAGGAATGCTGCGACTTGATTTTTCAGAACAAATGTAAATGTGATCAATAGGACTGTAATTAAATAGCGAATAATTGTTACGCGATCTCCACCAATGACGTATCAACAGAGACCCGGTGCCGGCAGAGGGCTCATAGGTGATTTTGGCTGAATCTGACGAAGATATACGCAACAGGACATCCGAAATAGATTTTGGCGTAAAGTCCTGTTTCAAATCCTTGCGTTGTGCGTACAAGCTCTGATAAAAATCATAAAACCAATCATAGCTTAAATCATTCGCATACATATCACATATAGCCCGGTAAATAGGATCCCGGTCGGAATCGCCGTAAAAAAGAACTTCATTTAGGCGATATGGAATAGAATCTACGGTTTCGGCTCCCAATATGTCACATAGCTGTTTCATCAATTCAAATACTTTTTATGGCTTGATTTCACATTTTCAACATCCGTAATAGCATACAACGTCGTTGTTTCAATGTTCGAATGACCTAATAATTTTTGTACTTGATCTATCGGCATTCCGCGACTCAAAGCCATGGATGCGGTAGTCCGCCTGAAACGATGCGGATGTACGTCTGAGACACCGGCCCGCTTCCCTATATCATGCAGAACCTGCCGAACATAAGATGTGGATATATGATTCGATGACCGAGATGCAGGAAAAAGGTAACAATCTACGTGACCATGTGACATATGTGCCAGAACGGCCCGTTTCGCTTTGGCATTTAAATACACATAGCGTTCTTTACCGCCCTTCCCCAAAACCTTCATTTGCATATTCTGAAAATCTATATCCCTAATGCGTATTTGAACCAACTCCGAACAGCGAATCCCTGTTGAATAAAGAAGTTCTACCAGAGCATGTTCAAAATTATTTCTGACAGAACCCCGGATAGCTTCCATATCGTCATCCGTAAAGGGTTCCTTTACTCGTTTATCAACTCGAATAGATTTTATTTTAAGCATCGGATTGACCTGAACATATCCCTCTGATGATGCCCATGAAAAAAAAGACGATAATACACGTCGTTCATTATTCAGTGTCACTTTACTGACTTTGCCCAAAACACTACGCATGGCCAAATACCACCGCACAACATCCGAACTGATGCATTTAAGTGATTGATTCGGAAACTGGGTGGTCGTCGAGGCGAAAAACTGCTTTAAAATTTGATGGTAATACGCTATTGAACGAGGACTGAATCCTTCGACCGACTTGGCAACTAAAAAATTCTGAACGACAAATTGTGCTTCGGAAATACATTCCGGTTGATACGAAACTATAGAGGTTGAATGTTTTTCAATACGATAATCTGAGCAAACAAGTAAGAGGGATTCAACAATACGGCATACTTGATCCGTGGTAAAAAATCCCAAAAGCTCATGTTTTATCCGAGAAATATACTCTTCTTGACAACTCATTATTTGATTGTTATCCATCTTTTATTCGTTAAAGGTTAACTGAGGGGACTGGGGCTTTCAAGCGCCACAAATACACCCCATTCACACGCTCAAGAGTGAAATTATCTTTAAGAGAGCCGCCCAAACGACGGAATCGAATGTAGGCCATTGCTTCATCCCGTGTGTAATACTTTTCCCCGGATTGCACACTTGGCGGCCCGCCATCCTTAAGCGCCTTGTCGAGTTTTGCGTAACTGACAAAAGCCGTATAGGCATTCGTGTGTTTGAGGTATGCCTGCTTGCTTTGCATGGTAGCTATCAATCGGCGAATATCTTTCACGTTGTAGTCCTGCAACAGCCACACGGCCTGTGCTGCAGTTATGGGCTCGGGCATCGAAGCAATACATGGCGCGTTCGTGGCGATCCATTCTATGAGTTCCACGGCCTCCGTCTCTTTTCCCCCTACAACCCCCTTTTTAGTATCTACCAGTGTGTGTGTATATTCTTCTATTCTTTCTTTCTTATATTCTTTAGTTGTGGTTATTTGTTGGTTATCTGTTGGTTGTTTGCTGGTTGTTTGTTGGTTATCTGTTGGTTGACAACCATTATCAAAACCATCCTGTGCTTGTTGGTATAAGTCATAATTACAGACAGTTATGATAGTATATTTGCGTGTTCCCGACTTGGTTATAAACCCGCAATTATCCAGCTTGTCTATTGCGGTGCGTATTTGCATCTCCGAAAGTCCTGTCTCTTCGGACAGCTGTCCTCTGCTGGTTACCAATTGTCCGCGGTCAATGATTAAACCCTTCCACTTCTTGGCCCGGTAATTTGCCTTCAAAATGAAATGCAATGCCAGCCGTACGCAGTTCGTATCCGGATACCACTCCCAATCGAGGAAGCTGCGGTACATCTTAATCCAACTGTTATTTGAAGTGTTACACATTGCGAATTAATCGTTTGTAATAATTGATCTTATCGGACATCTCCGACCTCGACATTTTGAATACGCTGTGCTTACTGCGTTCAAGTTCTTCAACGACTGCAAGTCCGTATTTTCGGATCAGTACTTGGCGGTAAACTCCAATGCGACCAGCAGAATGCCTGTTGCAAACCCTGCATTGGGCGTGACAATTCCTTTCGTCCCATCTCGTAGACCTGTGAGCTCGGTCTATATAGTGCCCGCAATCGCATGTTTCAGGCGCTATGGGCGCCCCGCAGGTGATGCAGAAACCTCGCCCACCCGGACAGTCTCGATGACGTATAAAAAGGCTGAAAACACGGTCGTATTCCCGTTCTAAATCTGTCATGCGTTATAGCCTATTTGGCGCATCTGCTCCTTCTCGAAACTCAGTTGCGTACGTAGTATGTCTACTTGATGGACACACGTGCGGTTGATCCTGTCGAGCATGTTAACGACCTTGTTCTCCTCGGCACAGGACGCCCGAAGTATTTCTTTTTGGATACTCGGCGCCAGAGGTATCAGGTCTTTCAGCCGGGAGGCTTTCAGCATCGCCAACTCCTGTTCGTATTTCGCCTTCGACAGGAGATAGCCGCTACGCGCCATACGCACACTCAGTTCTGACATGCGCTGTGAAATTGCCTGCGGCTCAGTAGGCGGTTCTGCTTCAATGAAGAGCTGCATTTCCTCGATCTCTTTAAGTTCAGATGTATCCATGGCTTAGAAGGGAAGATCGTCGGGGTCAGATTGCATTTGGGAGGTAGTAGAGGTGCATGAAGCCTGGGATTCCCTGCGCCCCAAAATCCTGACCGTATCGGCCATGATCTCCGTGATGTATCGTTTGATGCTATCTCGGTCGGTATAGTCGCGGGTTCGCAACCGACCTTCGACGTAAATCTGCGCCCCCTTCTTCACGTATTTATCCACGATATCCGCGGTATTGCGCCACGCCACCACATGATGCCACTCCGTTATCTCCTTTACGGTTTTTGTTTGCCTGTCGGTGTAACGGTCGGTCGTCGCCACACTCAGGCTGGCAACCTTGGCGCCCCCGTCCAATACACGAACTTCGGGATCAGAACCTACATTCCCGATGATGATGACCTTGTTTACCATATTTTCGTTGTTGTTTTTTGGCGAATATTTTTAACCTGCGGATGGCATCCCACTCGCGCGTGGATTGTTCAGGGAGCGGACGAAGCATATCAATCGCCCGAATCACCCTGCGCATATCGGAATTGGATACATTCATTGCAGTGGTTTTTTAAAAGTAGTCTTGATAATAGTCTTGCTCGACCTGGCGGGCGGGAACAACACTTCCCCCGTCTCCGGATCCGCCAAGCCCGATGCAGGCATACTGCGCAGCATCATCTCCCGCTCTTTGATGTCCACTTTTAAAGCTTCAAGCGTTTCATACATATCTCGCAGTTTGCTGTCGCCGCACATAGAATAGTCGTATTTTACGCCCGATTCGGCCTCCTCCAGCCGGCAGTCCCCGAACTGGTGCGATTTGCCATATTTAGACAGTTCGCGGAGTGTGATATCACGCACCTGCGTATCGTCCTTGAATTGCTTGATCGCATTCTCCATGCGGCTGATCTGGATATGCGCCTCGATAGGGCTGATGTCGCCATTTACGACGGCGCTGATGGCCCTGCCCGCGAGATCGGCAATGGATGCCGTATCTCCGAATAGTGTTATCTGCTGATTCATGCTTTATTTTCCCTCGTTAAATTGTAATATTCGGTAACTTTGACATTGACTTTCGGAAGCATTTCTTGATCGACGATATACTTGGACTCCAAGAATCCGACTAATGAGAATCGCTTATTGGCTCCTTTGGCGTTTTCCTTAGCCTTGATTATCTCTTCGAACAAGTCCAAAGTCAGCAATTCGTCAGTAAGCGTAGGCTTGGAAGCCGGGCCGACATCCTCATGCCGAGGCAGCCGGTCTACGTCATCTTCATCAGTGGCTATATGAAAGTATTTGAGAATGAAATAACGCTCCCCGTAGGTCATTGCCGAGCCTACACCTTTGTCCCAATCATTCTGCCCGTTGGCGCTCCATTCGCATACATCCTTCTCTCCGGATTCCACGTCAATCCAAGTGAAACGCATCTTTACACTCGATAGGATTTCGGATTTAGGTCGCTGATCCCGGCCTACGGTATAATCCTGACGGATATTTGTGATGTCGAGAACCTCCGTTTTGAGGATCACACCGAGTTCGTCCATCTTGGGACGGACGATGCCAAGTACTTTCGAACCGCTGATGTACTTGTAATTATTTCCATCAGCATTCGGAAGCAACGCCCTGACGCTCCTCTGGATTTCCAGCAGTTTGCTATAGATTCCCATGGTTATAAGTTGTTTTGTTCTCCGTATTCTTTTAGCCGGTGCAACTGCCCGGCGTGCATGCCACCGTCGATATCCTTGACCTCGATGATTTCGATGGTATCGCGGTCTACTTTGAAATAGGTCTCGCAAATATCCATATAGCTGTCACCACCTTGTTCTTCGTGGACTTCGTAGTGATGGATCGCTTTGATGTCGTATATTTTGTAGGCCACCGTATAGACCCGCTTGTCTTCGTCACCGCGCATATCCTTCTGAATGGCTTCGCGGATAGCCCGATAAATCAACTTTAGGTCTACCTCCATCAGCGTTCTGGCCCTCTGGGAGAATGGCGTCCGCTGACCCGTTATATGTTCGCTCGGAATATCATAATACTCTTCGAACGTCAGCACCGGGGACGTGGTAGTCGTGTAATATTGCGTGTCCATGAGCTATCGTATTTCAACCCGGTAAATACGGGGCTTGTTCTCGTTCTTCAATGCTCGGTAGATGGCCTTGGATTGTATCCGGACAGCCTTTGACCGCAGGCGGTATTGGGCTCGCCAAATGCGCCCCTTTATCGTCGTCCACACGCATTTAACCGTGATTTCCGTAAACTCATTCATGGCTTTCGAATATTGAGGTTAGCAATTTTCCAATCTCCTTTGCGCGGTGCTGATTGGATAGCACCCAGCCGAATACCACGGCAATCGGCGCGATGAACGCCAACAAGGTGATAAGATGTGCCATAGCGGCCTGTTTTAACGGTTGGACTTGGAGGGGAATACCCGGCTTACGAGTATGGTGCCGACAACGACAGCATACGCGGGATAGAGCACGCGGAACTGAGCAAGGAAACAGCCTAAAGCATGCTCCTCGCACGTGGCGCGGATAACGTTGGTGTAATCGACCCTATCAGATGAAAATAGGGGTTTGTTGGCCTTCAGATGGCAACGGTAGAATGCGGTGCGGCTTTTCTTCGCGCGCGGTGTGGTCTGGGTGTTATTTACCCGGGTACCACTTGTGTTGTTCTGTCGCATTTGTTGAACACAAGTTAGGTTAATGTATGGTATAAAAAGAGGGCGTGCCCCCTAATTCTTGCGACAGAACCACAACTACGTAGCGTAGAAGTGCAACGGGAACACGCCCAAAAGACGTTCGTATATTTCTAATGACTACGTAAAGTAGTTCTGTCGCAACAGCAAAGATAGAAAATCATTTCGAATCTGCAAAATTATTTGCCATCGGCATCGAAAAAAGGTATCGACGGCTTCTCCTTACGGGCGATTCGGTACATCATTTCAGCCTTTGCGCCGTTGATGATCTTACCCGCAATGTTAGCAATCTCCGATGCCTCTTTGATCTCGATCTCTCGTGCCCGAAGCTCTGCATACACGCGGCCCAAATCGGCCGTCAATTCCCGGATGTTCTTAATCTCTTTCATCGTTTTGTTGTTTTTTGATTTCTCGGTATAACTTTAGTTGAATACGTTTGTAGTCGATTGTTTCGGGGGTTACGGGGAGGTTGCAGCGCTTTAGTTTATCCATTAAATACCCGTCAGTCAGATTCTCGCGTTTCTTTCGGTCATACGCCCGGTACATTTCGAGATTAGCTGCGTAATACTTGCTGGCATTCGCCCGGTACTTTTCGAGATTAGCGGCGCGCCACTTACGGTGCTTTTCCCGCGCCTTTTCGGAATTAGCTGCGTAATACTTTCTGGCATACTCCCGACACTTTTCGGAATTGGCTGCGTAATACTTGCGGTCATACTCCCGACACTTTTCGGAATTGGCCGCGTAATACTTGCGGTCATACTCCCGGCACTTTTCGAGATTAGCGGCGCGCCACTTACGGTGCTTTTCCCGCGCCTTTTCGAAATTGGCTGCGTGCCACTTACGGTTATTTTCCCGCGCCTTTTCGAAATTGGCTGCGTGCCACTTACGGGACTGCTCCGCCTTGCATTGTTTGCAAATATGGCTATGACCTAATACGCATTCCTTATTCTTCGCAAACTCTTCCAACGGCTTTTCCTGCCCGCATTTGCGGCAGACGCGGGTAATGTCATCCATAATTTCTTACTTTTAGGGGTTATTCGTAGATAGGACGCCAGCCGACAATACTACTATGGCGGTAATACTATTGCGACGCAGGGAGGATTAGAACAGCCGCCCCTGAACATTATCATCCGGACGCCTCACAGCATCCGCCCACCGCTCGTGTACGAACATCTTTTCTACGCGTTTTATCGTTTTTGATGATGAATAGGTGCATGCTTTGTCAATACTCGCAAAGCATATAAAGTCGTCCGGCATGGAATATTCCGAAACGAACACCGGGAATTCCATGCTGCGCAGCCATCTATAAAATCGTTCATGGTCGAAATCGTCGATATACCCCGACGTGTTAGCATACGGCGGGTCGCAGTATACCGTCGCGCCCGGCGGTATAGCAACATCGCTGTAATCCTTTCGGGACAGTTTCAGTCTTTCCAGACTTTGCAGTCTTTGCAGTCTTTCCAGACTTTGCAGTCTTTCCAGACTTTGCAGACTTTCCAGACTTTGCAGACTTTCCAGACTTTGCAGTCTTTCCAGACTTTGCAGACTTTCGTTTAAGGACGCCCACGGAATAGTTAACGCCGGTAAAATTTCTTGCAACTTCTCGTATTGTTCAGAGGATGGCAACATCCATTGAGATTCGCTAAAATAATGCCTACCCATATAATTCCCAAGGTGTCGGTCGACATCTTTTTGCGTAAGACCGGATAATTTCAGGGCGTCCTGTAAATATTTTCGCAAATACGCTGATTTAACCCGAAAAACATCTGTATGTATCGCCTTTGTATTCAATGTGCCGTCCGCATTGTATTGAGGTGCCACGTCGCACGCTGCGCACAACTTCAGCACCTTTTGCGTCAGCTCTCCTATTTCATCACGGACTTTTGCAAATTCCCGGACAAATCCTTTCCATGCCAACCGCGCGCTCGTGGGCGTCCCCGCGAAAAATACCGCGTGCAGGTGCTTCTTAAACCGCTCAACCTCCGGATCATACAGATATGACCGCATACCATTCCCAAAGCTCCAGCAAAGCCGCACGTAGGGGTCGATGTCTTTGAGACGGAAGAAATCCTCCCGACTGATCCATCGACATTCATTCCGGTATTTCCCATCGATGGCATCACGGAAGACTTGGGGATATTCCGTAATATCGTTTGCAATGAAACGCCCGAATTTACCAGACAATATGGCAGCGTGAGTTACCGCACATCCTCCGGCGAACAAATCCACGAACGTATGCGACGCGGGAAGATTCGAAATAACCCATTTCGCAATACTATTCTTAGAACCCTTATAAGGTAATCCGTAATTCATAACTAATCTAAATTCAATGCCATCCTCCGCGACCTCTCGGCATTCTTGAGGTAGCGTGTTTTGTACTTCTCATTGGCCTTGTCGGGTGTAACCCAAAGCACCGTGTTGTTGTCGAGCCGTAAAGGCACCAGTCCTTTGTCTTTGAGCTCTTGAAGATATTTATTCATGGTCGTTTGATTGTATCCAAAAGAAGCGGGGGCTTCTTACTGCCCCCGCGGTGGCGGCGTTACTGTGCTTCGCGCCGCCGATTTGCGTTCTTTATCTCCCGTTTCGTGGGCTTAGCCCGCCTCGGCCTTGCTACTTCCTTCACGCAGCCTCGGATTGTCGAGGGATATACCCTCTGTCAGCTTCCGTTGTGACAGACGCCCAAGCGCCCGATCAAACTCACAACATTAGGGCTAGAACCCCGTTGAGCTACCCGGATTCGAACCGGGAGTACCGCCTCCAAAGGGCGGTGTGTTAACCATTACACCATAGCTCAATAAATGCCGCCGACATCTCCACTCACCCACGCCACCGCGTAGGGCTTTAATGCCGACGGCACACCATCCGCGTGCTTCACAGCAGGCCAATGGCAAATACCAAACTTAAAATGCGATTTGCGGATTATTGGCAGGAATCCGCTACCTGTGGCATATAGTACTCGTTAAACTGTGTCGGCCGTCCGTCTTCCGTAACGGCCCTCTGTTTGTTCGAGCAAATGGAATATCCCATTTTCCGGAGCCGACTGATGATCCGGCGCAGCTCCGTTGTGTGGTACAGCCTCTCAGCCTTGCGAACAGTCAGCCTGCCGCCGGCCTTGAGATAGGCCAGAATTTTATTTTGAGGATCGTGTTTCATGGCCTTTGATGTATTTGCCGCTTTTCCCACGGGTACGGTCGAATTTCCTGAGCCTGCCTTCCAGTTCGTCGATGCGCTTGTACAGGGTATCACGTGCTTGAGTGAGCGCCAATACCTCGTGTTCCCGCTCGATAAGGCGTCCATCCGCTTCATTGCGCTCGCAAAGGCATGTAGCAAGCCGCACCTCCAGGTCTTCGATCCGTTTCCACATTTTCCACCTGGGCGTCAGGTCGAAGCATAGAAATCTCCTCTTCCTCAAAGTGTTCTTCTCCATAGTATAATTGTTTTAAGGTGTTGCAAATAAGCCCGCGCGCACTGTAACTTTAAACTCCATTTCAAAACTGCGCCACCGAAAAACGCACGCGGGCAAGATGCAGACCTCACGCCTAAAATGAAATAACCCACTGCTGAAAGAACGGTGCGCAAGGTCTGCCATAGAGCCTGGATAGGCAGTCAAGCCACACCAGGCGTAATAATCAATACGGCTCTCCGGATTACTCCGGGTCATCGCTCGTTCATTGGTATTTATCTGTTGCCAGCCCTTCTGCGCCAAGTCGCTCGCCGGGTTTTACATCCGCTCGGATGGTTCTCGTGTATCAATGTGTCAAAGAACACAGAAATTGCTTTTGCCTTGCGGCGGGGTTAGTGCCAGCAATCAAACCCCTCACCTATGCGGTGGCTATCTTGGAAGTGCGGCAGGATTCGAACCTGCAACCTGCGCCCGGAAATGCAAGGTCTTTCAACCTCTGTGCTTCTATTTCGCATCCCTGCACCGCTCTACCTTTGAGCTACACACCTCGTGCTGTTATTTGTCCTTTACCTTCTCAACCTTCCACGTCTTGTGCATGGTGGCGATCAGGTCTATATACCCTTTGTATTCCTCCATCTGCTCGGGACTATAGCCTTCGGCCTCGCCAATTATTCGGAAATGCTTCTGCCACTCGGAAATGGTGTAGCGTTTGCAGCCTATTTGAATAACATCCTCACCCCAATAGGATACTGTATGACGAGATGCGCTGATAAATAGCGATTTCGGAACATCGCACCCGTCGCCCAGTTTGCACCCGTCGCCCAGTTCGCACCCGTCGCCCAGTTTGCACCCGTCGCCCAGTTCGCACCCGTAGCCCAGTTCGCACCTGTCGCCCAGTTTGATATTGCGCGCCTCAAATTCGGAGGATAATTCAGAAAGTTCATTGTACTGAAAGGGTGTCCAGCCTTTGCCTGAAACCCAGAGATAAATTGTTTTCATGGTTGGTTATATTTTGTGTTTAAAGTCCGTGGTTGTTAGCCCATATCACGAGTTCGGCAAGCGTTGTCGACCCTGTGCGACGCATAGCGTTTCGTTTGTGTGTTTCGACCGTCAACTGGGAGAGTGACAGTATTTCGGCAATCCGTTCGGTCTTACATCCCTCTTTATATAGGCGGACAATCTCTTTCTCCCGCATTGTCAGGTTAGTATTAAACTCTGGGTTACAGATTACTTTATAGTATTTGCACTCCCCCACCAGCGGACAAGCAACATTCTCGAAGTTGAACCGGCCTAATTCGTCCACATCGGGCACTTTGTCGTACATCCCGAAGTTGCAGCGGATAAACCGGTGTGCGCACCTGTATTTGAAATAGGGGGCATTCACCTTGCTCTTATTGTAAATCTCCGACAGCGCCTTGAATGCCTGCGGGTAGTCAATCTCAATTACCGAGAATAATGCGTCGGTGAGCTCCTTTTCTTCTTCCATATATGTGCGGACACCCTTTTCGTCGCGAATCTGCACCTCTCCTTCGGGTGAGTTAAAAAACTCTACGTTATTTAACCTTTGCATGGGTACCTTTGTATGGATAATCTTCTGGGAATAATGCGTCGCCGGGTAACCTATTTTCAGAGAATTTATATACACAGAATGCTATGTTATCCCTGTCTGACTTGTCAGGACGGGTGTGTCCGTGCGCCCATCGCCATATTGTTGTCCTGTCCTTTCCTGTCACAAGACGAATTTCTGCCCACAACTTACTTTTGCGAGTCTTCCCAAGTGTAGAAACATATTCTTGGAACGGCAACTTTACAGCGCGCTGATTTGCAGTATTCATATTCATATTATTTGTCCAGTATTGCCATGATCCGCTCAATGCAGGCGGCCTGCTCCTCGAGTAGTGCCGTCAAGCGGTCAGTCGATTGAATTACTTCGTTCATATTGCATCGTGCTTTAGTCACCATAGTACATTCCTCGGACACCATAGAAACCTGTCGGCACTTTCAGCAGTTCGGGGCGGTACTCCGTGGCCTTCGGCTGCTCCGTCGGGCGGTTCTCGATCTTCGCGGTCAGCATCGCCAACTTCTCGTTGCGCCAAGCCTTGCGCAGGCAATCCCCCAAACTCTTGCCCGGCTGTACCTTTTTAAGGTACCAGGCGTTCTTCATGATCTTCGATTTGTCGTAAGTTGCTTTCATCGCGTTGTCCGTTTTTATTACCTTCAAAAAGGTACAATCGTCAAATATTCAGTCCCCACGCTTGCGTTTTTCATCTTAAATCGTATATTTGTATCAGCTTTGTGGGTTTCACATTGCAAATATAGA